GACATGAAACGATCTTTCGCCGCCTCACGACGCACGATACTTGCTTCTGCTTCCTTTAACAAAAGGATTTCTTTGAGGGCTTCTTCGGGGATGATGTCTAAGCTCATGCCCGAACGATATTATATTCGAATGAATTTATCAATCTAACATAGGTAGCCGCCGCACACGACCACACACGCCCGATCCTGGGGGGTGGGGGGTTAGGAGAACAAATCGTGAACAACTAATTGATTAAAGTAACCCCGATTTAGTGTTAATATTTACTACCTTTTTTTAGTATTAGTATTTACTACCTTTTTTTAGTATTAGTATTTACTGTTTTCCATTACCACTAAATGCCGTCAAATTACTGACACATAAAAGTTGTTTTACTTTTCTTTTGGGTATTGTGTTGTCCCGTATTTTAATATACAACTGTAGTTGTTAACTTAAACATTATACAAGGAGTACATTATGTTTAAACAATTCAAACCATCCCCCAAATTCTGGGCGGTTAGTTTTTATCTAGCATCCAGCCTATTCATGGCATGGTTTGCTTTATTGTGTGCGGTTGAGATGTATGCGCTTTATCCATGGATTGGCTCACTCTTTTGCATTTTATCTGCACTAGTCTCTGGCTTGCTTTTCATTCTTGCAATGATTGCTGGTGCCACCGAACAGGGAGTTTACTAATGAATGATATTGAACAAGATATGATTATCTTAATGGCGGCGGATGCGGTAGCATCTGCGGTCGCTAAACGTAAAGAAGTTGAAGCTGAAGAGCGTAAAGCCAAGGCTTGGATGACAGAGGTTTTTGAAACGACCAACACATCATCCGCTACAGCATCCGACGGGACAACTATTTCACTCAAAGAAGTTGCTTCTCGCACATTGCGGACAGTTAATGGTGGTCGCCCTAGCGACGACAATCCTTACATCATTGATGTAGAATTGACTAGAGAACAGCAAGAAGCTTTCTATAGCTTCAAACCTGTTGTTCGCATGTACGTCAAACCACCAAAAAAGTAAACCAACAGGGGAGACCAGGATCGTGGTCTCCCCATTTTTTCGGAGTTATAAAAATGGAAATTGAAACTGAAACAGTGCCTAGTCCAATGGTTTTGACTAGCTACGAGATTGATAAGTTGCGTGAGCTTGTCCATATCTACCACGAGTTAGATCTGCCTTATGAAGAAGGCTCAGCTTGGAATACCCTTAAACTCGCATTACAAGACTATGACAGTAAATGCGCTAGAAAGATGTTTAGCTGGCATGCTGAGCTTTATGTCAACGTCTTTTGTGAGCTATGTACTGAACGCACAATTGATCCCGCTATTGCTTTAGAAAACGACAACGTAAAGCAAGCTATCCGAGACCGCTGGTCAAAAGATGACATGGCAAATCTATTGGATGAAATATGCTAAAAGCACCACAATATAGACGACGCCGACATGTTCGGCGTCGTTTGTTTCTTGCTGATCAGATTGCCATTACATATCTGAAACCAGACGCAAGAGAAACAGTTAAACCACCTTGGCAAAAAGGATACTCGAAACAATTCTCTTTAGAACACGCCGCCCGGATGATAGCAACACAGACGCAAGTGCCTGTTTGTGGATGTTGTGGCGAAGACGCAAGCACTGTCTTTGAAGCAATCGCTATGATCTACACAAAAGGCGAACGCCCGCTATGCGATACTTGCTGGAAGATACAAGGTACTGAAAACGCAAGCGGCACAATAGGCTGGATGTATTACCGCTATCACCACAAAAAATCATTAGAAGAAGAAGAAGAAAGTATTTGACTATTCCCCACGAATAGTTCAATATTGTTTTGGGTAATGTTGCCCAAGTCACCAACAGAAAGGTAAATCAAATGTTGGCATTTTTAATCAACCCGACGACGGAGACAATCGAAGTTGTCGAACACGATGGAGACTACAAGAACATTCAAAAGCTAATTGGAGCTAGTTTGTTCACAACAGTTTGCATTAAATATGACGAAGACAAAGGCGTATCCACTGATATTTATGTGGACGACGAAGGCATGCTAAGCCTTACCGCCGATACCAAGTTTATCAAATTTGATAACTACCCGTACCCACTAGCAGGTAATGGTCTTGTTCTCGGATGCGATATTGAAGGCGAGAGCATTGCGCCGATGATTAGCAAAGAAGAATTGGAGGATAGTGTATCCTTTATGGATTTCTTTGAAGTTCGTGAATATGCAATGAAGGAGGGCATATAATGGGAATGGACGTTTATGGATTAAACCCCGTTCTGAAAGGAGCTAGACCAGAGATAGACTGGTCTAGCAACCCGTCAGAAGAAGAGAAACAAGCATACTTTGCCGCAAACGACGCATGGCATGCTGAAAATCAAGGCGCATATTTTCGTAATACCGTCTGGTATTGGCACCCATTGTGGGAGTTTGTCTGTATTGCTTGTGATGATGTTCTTTCCGAAGAAGCAAAACGCAAAGGCAGTTTCAATGAGGGTTACCAATACGACGCAGAAACTGCGTTAATAATAGCTGACCGATTGAAAGAGGCGTTGGAAGGCGGGAGCGTTCAAGTATACGCCGAGCAACGTCAAGCGCATCTTGATAGCTTGCCCCTTGAAACTTGCAACTTGTGTAACGGCACTGGTGTTCGTGATGACGAATATGTGCAGGGCAAGTGCAATGGCTGTGATGGCACAGGCAAGGTCAAAAATTGGGACACGCACTACCCCTTTGATGCTGGCAACGTCAAAGAGTTCGAACAATTTTGCCGCCTGTCTGGTGGTTTCGAAATTTGCTAATCCTGTTGGTGGCAGGTTGGAGGGCGGCACTTCGGTGCTGCCCTCTTTTTTCCCAGGATCAAGCTGCAGAAATCGTTTCCGGGGCGGCGGCCCCGGGCGGCCCGGATCCCGGAGACGCAAGACGCAAGAGACGCAAGACGCAAGTTGACTTTTCCCCAGGGAAAGTTATAATGAAGTATTAACAGAAAGGTAAACACATGACAGCATATAATGGACACCGATCCTGGAACGCTTGGAACGTAAGCTTATGGATTAATAACGATGAAGGTCTTTATTTTAGAGCGAGAGACCTAGTCAAAGAACACGGCATAACGAAAGCCGTCAGGCTTCTTCTGGAAGAATTACCCGCCACCACCCCAGACGGCGGACGCTACAATAAAACTTGCGTCCACGAAGCAATCAGAGATATACTAAACTAATCCCTCCCTGGATACTGAGTCCGCGACTTCGCACAATGGTCGCGGGCTCTTCTTTTTCCAGGCCCGGCTGCCCCGGACGGCGGCCCCGGGGACACCCGGAGACGCAAGACGCAAGGAGCCGCAAGACGCAAGTAAAAACAATGACTTACAAAAGAACGATAATGCTGCGCGCAGCACCCGGTACCTGGCCCGGACTATTCAGACGCAAGGCGCAAGACGCAAGAAACACAATCCGCAAGACTCGAACCGTGATACATGGGGCTGGTTTCCAACCCTTTTTCATGCAAATCGAGGCTTTGACCGCCGCCAAATAAAAATACATCGCCCTTCGAGGGGCGTGAAACTAAGAAAAAATTTTTACCGCCAGCAAGAGAATACTCATAATTCCATGCAATTTGAGCAGGACGGAGGTCAATTCGGTTAGCTTTTGCTATCTTTAGTTCCAACCAGAAGACTGACCCGTTATATGCAATGTGACTATCTGGAATACCTACGCCGACAGTATTCTCAATCCTTGTCGTGTGTGATTTGGACGGGAGTTCTTTCTTTACTTGTTTCCACAATCTCTGTTCCGGTGACATCCCTGACGTTCCCTTCGATAAAAGCAGATGGATATTCGTTGCGTAGTTTTGAAAGACGTTCGGCTATTTCTTCTCGTGACATATTATCAATAGAATGTATGTGCTGGTTTTCACGTCGGTCTACAGTAAGACCACCAAGTGATGACCTAATCTTTTCAGCATTGATGGCTGCAGAAAACTGTCCTTCTTCTTCGGCTGATCTAGAAAGTTCTGATAATCTTTTCAACTGACCTATCAGCGTGACACCATATTTCTTTTCTCGTTCTTCTCGTAACTCGGTAATGTGCTGTGTGACCAAAGGATAATCTTTGCCATTTAACAAACGGGAAGCATGAACATTCGCACTTTCTTTTGCATACCCAGCCCGCCTAGCACACTCTGCATTGGAATAAATACCTTCGATATAAAGTTTAGCAAACTCTCGTTGCCTGTTCGTAAGATAACGACCTTCGTTTTCTATATCTTCTTTAGATTTATTTTCTTTTATCTCTGACATTTCTATCCTTTTGACCCATTAGAAGTGTATACTATGTATCCTATATGTATTCTCTAGATGTAATAAAAACAATGCTTTAGTATACAAGTATACAGATATACATTAGATACACTGTAAATGAAAAAAAATTACTAAACATTTTTAAATCTACAGAGAGTATATGCTGTATTATTTTTCAGCACTTTCCCAAATACTTTGTTGACTTTCCCCAAATAAAAAGAGATAATACATACGCCTGATTATACGGGCGTTTTTATTAACTTTCAACGAGGTATAACATGACTACAGATAGTACCGAGGTTCACGAACCGAGTGACGCTGACATTGACGACATGAGAATACACATGACGTTGCATGATTTGCGTGGCTTGGTTGACATGAACTTATCCATACAAGATGTGAACATAAT